AAAATGCTGGGATTCAAAACAACAGAAAAGAACAGGTCTCCCGGATACAAACAATTAAGAAATATTCAGAAATCAATAATAAACAAATTCAAAAAATGTTTACGTGATGATGAGTTGGATTTAATACTTTAATCAAATGAGCTCTCAAGAGTTACTAGAACTTACCGACAAGCAAAAGCTTGATATTCTTAATACTTGGAATAGTAGAAAAGATGACCCCCCTTCTCTTCTCGAGCTCATACAGGATGTAGCAGGCTTCAAGGGAAAAGACGGGAGAAGCAAGGAGGGGAGAACGGTGAAGGCTTATCTTGCTTCACGTCAATTAAAGGCGAGAGGCTCGCATGAATATCAGCCAGTAAGCAAAACGGAGCTAACAGAAAGTCAAAAAGAATATATAGCCAACAATGTCCAGACAATGAACGGTGTGGAGATGGCTAAGGCAATATTTGATGACCAATCACTTACTAACCTTAATATAGAAACGAGGACAGTAAACAAATACACAAAGATCCTCAGAGAACAGGGGATTCAAACTTTTGAAGATCCTCAAGAAACCCCGACTGACAGGTACAAGCCCCCTAAAACGGATTTGAGGATGATTCAAAGAATCAACAAATATGTTCTATACGGAATAGATGAAAAGAAAATTAGCCCAAAACAAAAAAGGGATATTAGATCTATAATCGGTTATCTTCACACCTTCAGGTTCTCACATCAAATAAACGGCTATAGTAACAATACAAACAGGGAGCTTTTTGAGAGTTCTTTTGTTCGTTATACTTATGATAAAAATGATTTAACACAGGAGGAGGTGGATCAATATATACTCTTGGCCGCTGAGGTTGTGATTGCTTCAAATATTCAGGACCGAGTAGAAAGACTTCAAACCATGTTGGACGATACAGCTGACGATACTGAAGGGAGAAGGATATCAATGAGTTTAGTTGAAGCGATAAGCTCAAGGCAAACGGAATATAATCAGTGCGTAAATCGACAGCAGAAACTTCTCGAAAGTTTAAAGGAGAAGAGAAGTGCTAAGTTAAGTAAACAAATAAATGAAACTGCAAGTATTCTTAATTTAGTTGAAATGTGGAAGGAGGAAGAATCAAGGAAGAAGATGATTCGACTTGCGGAATTGAGGAAGAAGGTCCTCGAAAAGGAAATAGAAAAACTTAGTTCTATGGATGAGGTAAAAGCCAGAGTAATGGGTCTTTCCGAAGAAGAGGTTTTAAATGGTTAAATGTAAAATATGCGATGATAAATTTGAAAGCGAACAGGATCTTCATCCTCACCTAAGAAAACACAAAATACGAATAGCGGAATATTATCAAAAATTTTTCCCTCGTAGAGATCTTTTTTCTGGAGACCTAATCAAGTTCAAAAATAAAGACTATTACTTCTCAACTGACTTTAATTCTAGGCCAAATATGAAAAGATGGCTCAACGAGCAGTCTTCGGAAGGAGCAAGGGAGTACACAAAGCTCTTACTCAAAACAAGAGTAGAGAAAAAAAAATTAAAATATTCCCCAACCCAAGTAGAACTGAGAACCGTCATGTTCCCTCCCATTCAATGTCTACATTTAATTCACGGGGACTATCATAAATTTTGTTCTGAATTGAATTTAAAAAATAGATTTTCTAATACTCTTCCTTTGTCTAAAAACTGCCTCTCAGAAAAGATCCTGAAGGAACATTTAATTTGTGTTGATACAAGGGAACAACGCCCCCTTAAGTTTAGTCACCCAATAGAGGTAAGAACCTTAAAGTTCGGAGATTATACCTTAGATGATCCAGAAGTCGCTAATAACTGCTACATAGAAAGAAAGTCCTTGAGTGATTTTATAGGAACGATGAGTGGGGGCTTAAGCAGATTCCATAAAGAAATTCAAAAAGCTGAAGATGCTGGGGCTTACGTGGTTGTTTTAGTAGAGAGGAGCTTGAATGAGTGCAGCGCTTTTAACAGACTTCCCTATGTGTCAAAAAAAATAAAAGCTACTCCTGAGTATATATTTAGAAATGTGAGGGAAGTGATTCAGAAGTATAAGTCTGTTCAGTTTTTATTTGTCAAGGGAAGAAGGGAAGCGTCAGAGATAACCAAGAAGATTCTCTTCTCTAAAGGTAAGTGTAGAGACATTGACCTACAGTTAGCGTATGATCTTAAATTATTGTAATGTGGCATTGTCCTGAAAAATATAAACAAAAGAAAGTCCCCAATATCAATGAGGAACTTCTTGGCATTGACGGCGAACTAGGGAACAAGGAGGCTAAGATAACTCTTGCTAAATTTCTGAGGGCTAACTTAGGGTTTACTACAGAACTCGTCTCAGGAATCAAGTTGGCAGCTTATCAAGAGATAACCCTCAAAGCTTTTTTCAATAGAAATTTTAATATGTGTATTTGGGGAAGGGGCTGTGGAAAATCATTCATTGCCGCCGTTTATTGTTTCCTGCAGTGTGTTTTTGAGCCAAATACAAAAATACTCATAGCCGGACCCACGTTCAGAACGGCGAGGTTTATATTTAATAATTTGGAAAAGATAGTTCAAGGAAAAGATGCTGAACTTTTATTGCAATGCTTTGGAGCCAAGACGAGGAGGAATGATCAATTTGAATGGCTTATAAACGGAGGAAGCATCACTGCGATACCCTTGAGTGGGGAAAAGATTCGTGGTTTCAGGGCTAATGTTTTAGTGTTAGACGAATACCTGCTTCTTCCAGAGGAAATAATAAAAACAGTGCTCATGCCTTTTTTGGTAGCTCCTCAAGATATACATGAGAGAATTAGCATAAGGGAGGCTGAAGATAAACTGATAGAGAGCGGGGACATGAAAGAAAAAGAGAGAATTAAATTTGAAAATAATTCGAAAATGATAGCTCTTTCCTCCGCTTCGTATACATTTGAAAATTGCTATAAACAATATAAGGATTGGATAGGAAAAATAGAATCAAAGAAAGATGATTTAACATCTAGTTATTTTGTATCCCAATTGGGGTACGAAGCTCTACCTGAAGAAATGATTGATAAGACAATTATTGATGAGGCCGCTAGTGGGGGTTCGTCTCACTCATCTTTCCAACGGGAATATTGCGCTCGCTTTACTGACGGAAGCGACAGCTATTTTAGCGCTGTGAAGATGGAGGCTTGCACGCTTAAATCCGATGAAAGGCCCCATACTGTTCTACAAGGGAAGTCTGAAAAAAAATATGTACTGGGGGTCGACCCTAACTTGAGTGACAGTCCAAGCGCCGATTATTTTGCGATAGCTGTTATGGAAATTGATGAAGACACGGGACATGGAACTTTGGTTCATAGCTATCAGGGACTCGGCAGTTTAAGCAAACATGTAAAATATTTAACTTATTTGTTGGACATGTTTAATATTGTATTTATATGTATTGATAATGCGGGAGCTGATGTTTTCGTTGATACTTGTAATGAGTCCGCAGAGTTTAAAAAATTAAATTATAATCTTAAAGAGCTGGATTTCAACACGGATAAGGAGGGGGATGATTATGTTAAAATGCTCAAAGAGACAAAACTCCAATATAACCTAGAGGACAAAAAAATAGTCTTCAAGCAGGTGTTCACAAGCAACTTCATTAGGCGAGGAAATGAGCATCTTCAGGCCTGCATTGATTATAAAAAAGTTTGGTTCGCGTCTAGAACTGCGGCAAATGAGAGTTTTTTCGATGAAGTCATAAATACAAGGCTTCCAAGGAAGTTAATCTTTATCGACGATAAAAAAGAATGGACAACGTTAGATTTAATAGATCATCAAGATGATCTTATATTCCAAACAAAAAAACAGTGCACGCTGGTAGAGTTCACTACAACTGCTCGGGGATCACAAAACTTTGACCTCCCACTGCACCTCAGAAAATCGACTTCCCCCAATAAAGCGAGAAAGGATAACTACTCCGCATTCATGTTGGGAAACTGGGGAATAAAATGTTATAATGATATAATGAATCAAAAAGCGGAGGTCCTTTCGCATACTTTTGATCCCGTGATGATTTATTAAAGTGTAATTTAATTTAGTTTATGCCGGGTAATATAAAAACTAGCCAGTTAGATTTGGTAGGGTTGTCTGGTCACATTGTTGATGTGGCAGCAACTGGAACCTATTACCCCCTAACTAAAACCTCTTGGTCAAACGCTAACCCTTCTGGTTTCTTGACGATTGAGGATGGATCTTGGCAGATTCATAGTGGTCATTTAGTTGGTTTGACTACGGGGGTAAGTGGAGAACTTAGTGGAAGATTAGCAACCACTGGAGACTCTTTAACGTCCGACATTACCTCCTTTTCTGGTACGTTTGAGTATTCGGGACAATCAATGAGTGGAACCTTTAGGGAAGATGTAGATTCCATAACGACAGCTTTTACTAATACAAGCGGCTTTTTCATTCAATCGGGTTCTTGGTATCATACTGGTTCTGGTATATTCCCTGATCCAATTGGCCTTGGAGAAGGGGGGGTAACGCTAACGGGGGCTTTGGCTTACGCAGCTTCAGGAGTTAATGAAGGTTTACATAGGCTATTTCTTGCGAGAAGTGGTGAATGGGTTGGCATAGTCACCGACCATGATCTTTCAACTGGTATAAATTCTGCTAGTGGAGATATAAGCACTAGACTCGAAAGTACTGGTACCACATTAAATACAGAAGTTAACCAGATTTCAAGTCTTGACAAAACATTTGCCGGAGACAAAACCTTTACTAATAAAATAATAGTCAAAGACAAAATAAATCTTTCTGCTATTGATTTAAATCTTAATGTTGACGATAGCGTTTCTTTTGACAAATCGGATGGCGCTATATTGACATTAGGACAATCTTATACTTCTGAATATGGAAGATGTATTCTCTCGGCTACTGATGCTGCGGGATTGCCGTTATTTGAAGTTTATGAAGATGATATGATTATAATCGGCAGGTACTCCAAAAATACAGTGGTCGTTAGTGGGGAGACGGTGACAATGAATCTACCCAGTTACACAACTTCAGCAAGCACTGGTACATTATCTAGGGGAACGCTTTTCAGAAGCGGGGACCACGTTAGAATAGTATAAAAAAATAGAGACTATATTGAATGAATAGTGTAT